AGAGTATGTCGACCGAGATGACTACCTAGATCTTATGATTATGACTAAAGTTAATGATGACTTTGTATTCTTAGCTAATAACGTTAAGTTGCACCAGCGTATCCACTCTACAGGTCATGGGCTAGGGCTTCCATTGTTTAGCACCGAGGGTGAGCTAGTAACTACTACCACTTGCCAGTTTATGCCAATGCCTGACTGTATCATGTTAGGACCATTGATGCTTGGCACAGCATTGGTGCTACCCGGCGGATCTGGCGGACCTTTGCTTAATAACCAAAATGAGCTAATCGGCATTACAGTTAGGTACCAAATGCCTTTGTTTTCGTTGTCGGTACCTATTGATGTAGTTAGAAATTTTTTAAAGAAGTACTAAACAGAAGCACTCAGTCGTGGTGACTGAGTGTTTTTATTGAAACGGAGGGTTTATGACAGCAACTAAAGTAACACGTTGGATAACAGTTTTAGGCTTTACAAACTTGATTTTTGGCTGTATATCTTTGTATATGGGCATGAATGAAGTAGCGTTAATGAGCTTTGGCTGCTCATTGTTTAATTGGGTTAGCGTCTTTTGCTTGAGGTATGTATGAGTAAGTTACCAGATTCACTAGCTAAGATTAGAGATGAGAAGGCTACAGAAGTTGCGCTAAGTGTTGGCGGAAAATCTTTTTCAATTCCGCCTGAATTTGGATCAGAATGGCTTTTAAATCCAATACTTTATGCATATAGAATGCATTATATTAGTGGCTTCGACGCATGCTACGCCGAACTCCTGCCGGTGATTGAAGAGATGCGACTGAAGAATGAGAAGCTGGTCGTGGCTTTGCAATTTTATGCAAGAGGTGAGCATTGGACTTTGCGACCAATGATTGGCGACACAATCTGTGACAAAGGTGAAGTAGCGAAAAAGGCTCTAGCCGACATTGATACGAAGGAGCGGGGATGAAAATATATAAGCTCACAATCAGTACGCCAAATAATAACGAATCGCAACGGGCTTCGGTTATCGGGTCTTATAGATCAGACCCAAGAGCAACTAAAGTTGAATACTTTAAAACTTTAGAACTAGTGGAAAGACGAAAGGTAGAACTATCTCATTTGGTTGAAAGAATAAATTTAGTACCATGGCTTGTGTCTGTTTCTGTAGATGAAATAGAGGTTATCGAATGACCGATCCATGGCTTAAAGAAGTAATATGAAGAAGTACCTCCTAATCTCTTTTATAGCGCACGCCTTACTGCTAGCTACGCTGGTCATAGGCGCTTTGCAGACTAAGCAAAATCAATCTCAAATTGATGCTAGAGACGTTAAACCTAACTTAATTGATGTTGAAGTGACTTTAACACTACCCGATGGCGGCGATATACCGACTGTTAAGAAGCAAGAGCGTAAAGAGCCAACTTGCGACTACTGGTATGGCGGTATAGGCATAGTGCAGAACTATACTACTAACGTTGTTGAGACAGTGTTTAAAGGGTATGTGGCAGATCGCAGCGGTATAGTGGTTGGCGATACTATTATCGGAAATTCAGAGAATGATATAACAGGCTCTCCAGGCACAACAATAGTGTTGACTATTAAAAAGGTAAACGGTACTATAATTAAGCTCCCTATAACTAGGGAAAAAGTATGCTACGTAGACTAGGCGGGGTAATAAATGAAACTTAACGACAATGGTATCAATCTTATTAAGTCCTTTGAATCGTGCCGCTTACATGCTTATCCAGACCCAGCGACTAAAGGCGAGCCTTACACTATAGGTTGGGGCCATACCGGTAAGGGCGTTACTAAGGACTCTAGTTGGACCCAAGAGCAAGCTGATGCGGTTTTCCTACACGACCTATATGTTACCTGTCAGGGAATATATCCGCTTCTTAAGCAGGACCTTACAGACAACCAATTTAGCGCTATTGTGTCACTGGTGTACAACATTGGCATTGGTAACTTTAAGAAGTCCACCCTGCTTAAGCTATTGAATTTAGGAGCTTTTGAGAATGCTGCTAAAGAGTTTCTTAAGTGGAATAAAGCAGCTGGTAAAGAGATGAAGGGCCTAACTCGTAGGCGCCTAGCTGAGCAGATGCTATTTCACTTAGCCTAAGTCTTTGGGAGCTATCTTAGATATAGCTTCTTTAAGTAAGTTCTTACCGCTAATAGAATTTAAGTTCTCTAATACAGACTGAAGCTCAGTGATACCGATAAAGCCAGCCACTATGTTAGCAGCAGGGATAGTATCATTCATAAGATAGTGCTGAGCTATATAAGCTACCGCAATAGCAATCTCATAGATCAAGATCTTTACTACAGAACGCTTGAATTTAGTTGATGTAAAGTTTTCTTTACGTTTTAAAGATGCCCAAATTCCTGTTATAGCATCCATAATAATTAGGAATAATGCCGCTATAAGCATGCCCTTGACCGGTGCAAATACAACTAATATGGCTAGACCTGCTTTAACTGCAAAATCCTTCATGGTACTACCTTAGATTTCCAGATACTATCTTAATAGCTTGGATCATCTTCTGTGGGTTTGTTAAAGCTAGGCTAGGATTTAACCTAACCTGCTCTATAAACGCCCTTGCCTCTGCTAATGTCACACTGCCCCCTAGTGTAAGTCTACCCAAGACCCTGCAGCGTACACCTGCAATTTGTCCGTAGTAGTGTTATAAATCTGCATACCATTGATTGCTGTCAAAGCGTTACGTTCTGTAGTGGTCATGGTAGCGTTCATAAACGCTTTAGTAGTCGATTTAATCTCAATAGCAATGCTAGAGTTAGTAGGTTGGTCTGTATCACCTACAACTAGGCTACCTGCCATATAGTTATTAATAACAGGAGTAACATACAAACCCCATTGGCTGGTACCAACGTCTCCAAATGGCAAGTCCATCTTATAACCATAAAGGTTATTAACAGTTGTGACTCCATTAGGTATACCGATAGCTCGGCATAAGTTAACGTTATCAATAGTACCGCCTGCTGCACCTGCATCTAGACTGATGGCAAATACTGCTCCTGCAATGCTATCTACAGTAGCGCCAGTTCCTAAGCTTACAACAGCCGGTAATCCTAAAGCTGCATATCCTAAGAAACTAGAGGTCATAGTAGCATTATCGCCTACTGTAAGAAGCATAGCTGTATTGATCGCTAATAGGTCTACGCCTGTCATAGTAGCACTAGCAGGCACCTGTGGCGCTGTAATCAAGGTGTCAATAGAGTTCACACCACCTGGGAAACCTGAAATGTCAACGCTTGCAAATGAGTTTAGAGCACCGATAGATAGGCCACCGGTAAAGCTCAAAGCTCCATCAATACTAACGTCTCCATCAAATGCAGCGGCTTTTTTAGTCCCTGGGTTAATACCGCCTGCTAGGTTAGTTTCAGCATAGGTAACCTGAGGGTTACTAGCAGTACCTGTTATAACGGTTGTAACGTTAGCAGCAATTGTAAAGTTAGCATCTAAGGCAGCTTTTACCTGGGTTGCTGTAGATACGCCACTTTCAATAGTAACTTGAATGTGTTGACTTGCCACTAATGTAGCAACTTCGTTACCTGCAGTAACTGTGTTAAGATACTCAACAGTAATATTGTTACCATCTGTTCCAGCAGCGTTCATTGTATAAGTGATATCTTGTACCACTAAAGTAGCTTGCGCTCCTGCTGCATTGGTAACGCCATCCATACTAACATTTAAGCCAACAGCACTGTTATTATTTGTAGTGATAGTAGGGCTGATATTGATACCTTGAAAGTACCCGCCTGTATTACTGCCCACAGTGCCTATACTAGGCGTTACGTTTACTCCCGTGTACCCAGAAGTACCAGAGAGCGTTGTGATAGTACCGCCAATAGCAACACCCTGAACATTTCCTGTAGCTCCGACCGTAGTAATGCTAGGAAAATTGCCTATACCTGTGTACCCAGCATTGCCTGTAAGCGTTGTAATCTGAGGGTTAAGAGTTATACCATTTGCCGAGTGGTTATTTGCTACGCTAGCTATTACTGGGTTAGCAAAATACGATGTATGCCCCTGAGAAGCAGTACCAACGTTAGCAAAATCTGCAAATGCCAGCATATCATTTTGTAATATAGCCGCCGCGTTTATATTAGGTTGGAATACATAACCTTGAATTTGGTTAGTTACCGTAACGTTAGCATTAATGCTAGCCGAGCCAACAGAATACTGAAAACCTCTAAAATCAATAGGATCTGTACCGTTACCGATGTTAAAATAGTTATTAATAGCAGTAATATTACCTAAGTCACCCGTACCTAGGTGGGTATTTCCTAAGTTTAATACGTAAATAGCCTGTCCGTTAGAACCTAAGCTAAATCCAGAAGAAGTAGGATCTGTACTGCCCTGAATGTTACTTATTGTATAGGTTTCATCAGGTGAATTTTGTAACGGTTCAAAATTAATAGCAGTGTTATTAACATTATACCCAGCTACCGCACCATTAGGTTGCAATGTTAGGTTTTCATTCATACCACCAGTAGTAGTATCAATGGTAAAGCCTGTAATAGGGTTTAAATCACCTGAACCGTCATACCCTGCAAAGGTATTGTTAGATCCAGTAGGAGGGAAGTTATTGGCTGCAATGTCTCCATTAACAGTTAAACCAGTTGAATTAACGGTTACTTTTAATACTCCGTTTGCCGCAATTGATAGGTTACCGTCACCAGTAGTGTAAATACCTGTGTCTAGCCCTGTATCAGATTGGAACGTTAGAGATGGGGATGTTACTGATCCGTTCTGTAGTTGGACAACTTTGTTTTGTAATGTAGCTACGGCTGCGTTCTTAGTCGCATCCGAGGTGTTGTTAACGTTGCCTAGGCCTATATCCGACTTAGTTAATACAACTACGCCAGTTTGTCCGTTTACGGAGTCAACTGCACCGCCTCCGCCACCGCCTTGATTAAATGTTGCGCCAAGATCTTTAACACCTGATGACATACTTACCCCTTAGCTACAAACGTTGCGTTTAAAGTACCCGTGCCACTAGAAAAAGTGTACACTAAGCGTACCCATCTAAAGCCCATCAAGTTCATATTCCATAAGAAGTTACCGTCACCTGCTACAGTTTGGGTACTACCTGTGTAAGTACTCCAATTTACTACGTTAGCGGATGAGTTAGCTTGTGTAGGGCCCACTGGTACGATGTCGTTAGACACTTCTAAGCCAATAAAGCCGTCAGCTGTAGCACCTGTCCACACTGCTTGAATTGATCCGGCTACCATTTGGTTAACGTCGATACCGTTAGATTCAACGTCTGCTGCCATGCTCTCATTTACTATAATTGGTACTGCTTCATATCTCATAGTTAATCCTTTACATTAATAATTAAAACACCCGTTCTGCACGCATCCAACAATGTATCACCGACGTACCTGCTGTCGAAAAGTCTGGTCTCGGTACTAAATATACTGTCGTATTAGCTGTTACTGTCAATAGAATTGTATTGTCTGAGCCAGCTACTCGTAAGTTAGTTGACGTGTAGGGACCGATAATAGTATCAGTCATATTTGACCAGTTTGTAGTACCTGATATAACTCCAGTTAACGCTGTAGGCACTGAAGAACTGTTAGCTCCATTGGCGCCAAAGAATCCAGATTGAATTAGCAAACTAAGACCTGTTGCTGTGCCTATATTTAAGTAAAATCCACCAGTTATGCGCCAAGTGCCTACAGATACTGTGATATTGGCATTAGTTACTTGGCCATAGTTATCATTACCCACTGTAGACACGTCAATAGTATCGTATGCCTGTTGAAATGCAGTTTCCTTCTTATCTAGAATCTGCCAGTTAGAACCATCAGATATAACTTTAATGTAATCACAGTTCTCTAACAATGTGATCGTAGCACTTGCCCTATTGCTTATAGTCTGAGCACTAGTGGTGAGAATTGTTACTGTGTTAGTTGTACTGTCAGCTAGCCTAATGATAGAGTATGTAGTACCTGAGATACCTACTGCTGTAGGCAAGGTAGCGTTTACACTACCGCCAGATACGTTAAACGCTACAGTACCGCCAGCGTCCCCACTAACTAATGTATAGCTAGCCGATTGAAGGTTATATGTAGAGCTTGCACCGCTAGGGGTTGCCCATGCAGGAGCACCTGTAACAACTGTTAGTACCTGGCCTGCTGATCCTACACCTAAACGAGTGCCTGTACCACTAGCTCCGCCAATGATGATGTCCCCAGCTGTAGTCATAGGACTTAAGGCATCAAATGCAGGTGCTTTAGTAGTTTGGCCAGTACCGCCTTGGTTGATAGGAACCGTACCGCTAACCGCACTGAATGGGATAGCAATAGAAGTGTTAGATGCGGCAGTTATTAAACCTTTAGCATTAACTGTGAATGTAGCAACCTGAGTAGCTGATCCAAACGATCCTACGTTACCGTTAACGGTAGCTAGAGTAAGGGCAGCTGACCCTGGGCCTGAAGCCGTAGCGTCGCCTGTAAGGTCTGTAATGTAGTTACCGGCCGCCTGTTTACCATTAAAGGTATTCCAGTCAGTGCTAGTGAGGTAACCGTTTAGTGTGGTACTAGCAGCTTGTTGTTGAACAGTTACAGGGCTTGCACCTATAACAGAACCAGTGCCGTTTGTAATGCTAATACCGTCTGTACCTGCAGCTGTTAGGTTAGTTATAGTTAAAGCAGCTTGTTTACCATTAAATGTGTTCCAATCTGTATCAGATAGAGCACCTGTGGTTGAGGTAGAAGATAAACCAAGGCTTAATACCTGGCCTAAGATGCTTAAACCATTGGCAGTTCCAAGTGTTACGTCACCTGTGTTAGTGCCGCTAAGGTTAGAAGCCGAGATTGTGCTAGAGAAGGTCTTAGCTCCACCAATAGTTTGAGCTATGGCAGTCAAAACACCTGGGTTAGTGCCGTCAGCTGGTTGTAATGTCAATGCCTGAGTGCTTAAGCTAGCGCCATTTGCGTTAGGAGTCGCTCCTACAGCCGTTAATGTCACATCGCCACTATTAGTACCGCTTAAGTTAGAAGCGCTTATAGTGCCTGTAAACGTCTTATTACCGGCAAAGGATTGAGTCGTGGTATTAACCATACCTGGATGTGTTGCATCTGCTGATTGAGTCGATAATACGTTAGAAACTAGGGCTAAGCCGTCAGCATTAGCAGCTTGTGCGTCTAAAGCACCGATTGTGACAGTTGACTGCTTATTATTAAAAGTATTAAAGTCAGTTGAGCTTAGGTATCCGTTTAGAGTAGTACTAGCCGCTTGCTGGCTGATAGAAGTACCAGCGCCTATTACAGCTCCTGTACCACCTGTGATAGTGATACCATCAGTACCGACATCAGTTAAGTTACCAAAAGTCAGTGCTGCTTGCTTATTGTTAAAAGTGTTCCAATCTGTGTCGCTTAGCGCTCCAGTAGTGGAAGTAGAAGATAAACCTAAAGACAATACCTGAGCTAGTAGGCTTAAGCCGTTGGCTGTGCCTAATGTCACATCACCTGTGTTAGTACCGCTTAGATTGCTGGCAGAGATGGTCCCCGTAAATGTCTTATTACCGCCAATTGTCTGCGCTATTGCCGTTAATAGTCCTGGAAAGGTACCGTCCGCAGGCTGAAGTGTTAATACTTGGGATACGCTAATGCTAGCGCCATCGGCATTAGGTGCTGATCCCACCGGTGCCAAAGTAACGTCACCAGCGCTCGTAGATGCAATGGTAATAGCATTTATACCGTTATCAGTAATAGATATGCCAGTACCAGCTACTAACGTTAAAGCGCCTGTTAACCCGTCTAATGATGCTACACCCGTTGAGATGGGGTAGCTGGAGTAGAAATTATCGGCCATATTAAGCCACCTTAGCGCTTATAGTAGCTTGCATGGTACCTGTACCGCTAGTACGGGTGAATACCAACCGCATAGCAAAGGCACCTGTAGCGTCTACATCAATAAAGCCATTACCTGTGTTTCCTGATACTGTAGGAGGAGAGCTTAAAGTCAATGTGGTCCAGTTTCCAGCGTTTCTAACACTGCCATCCGCATTTTGACTATAACTATTAGATACTTGGACGGACATTGCGCCAACTGGCGTAGTACCTGACCAAGAGATATCATAGGATATCATGGATAGTTTTTGAATTATAGTTACTGCTGAGATGATGTTGCCGGACATATCGCCGTCAACTATGACTGGGAATGGATTAAACTGAGGTCTTGATGACATTTATAGCTCCTTATAGGATTAAGGGCTTATGGCCCTAGCCTTCTATATTGGGATTTAGTCCAGTTACTTCCTGCTGCTTCGGTCTGATTCAGAGGCTTGAATTGGAGTTTTAAACATATTATTCATTTTTTCCATTGAATTCATAGACTTAGCGCTAGGCTTCTTCTGTGGTTGGCCTTGCTGCTGCGGTTGCTGCTGGTTAGGCTTGAACTGCGCTGCCTGGATCGACTGAGGCGTCATAGTGCTATCCATACCTTGGCCAAAGAACAAAGATAGACCAATCCTAGTCTGATACGGTATGTGGCCTTCATCTGCACCTGCATTTGCCATCTGATTTGAGATCTTATTGGCCATATTTGTATACAAGGCTGGGTATAATGACTTTAGGTCACCTACATCAGTAGCTTGAAGGGTACCATTCTTGATGTGCTCCATAACGATTAGCGGCTGGTTAGCGATGTCTAGGGCTCTATTGTACCTGGCCTCAGCTGCTGGAGTTGGTGGTATCTCTTTGTCTAATGGCCCTGGTTTAAATGGCTTAGGCTTGATGCTCTCAAGGTACTGTAGGGCTGCTGTAGTCGTTTTAGCCAACTCAGCCTGGTGATTAGGCATATAATGCCCTGCTTCACCTTCAGATAGCCTCATCATGATCTCTTGCGGATTCTTCTGGAACTTCTCCACTTGCTTATCAAGCTTAACTCGGTCTTTAGAGTCAGGCATAGCATGCACTGGTATCACCTGGGCTCCAGATTTAAAGATGCCTACAGCACCTTTGGCTAGCATGTTCTCGCCTTTATATGTATTGTGTATGAACTCTACCATAGACTTAAAGCCGCTTGCTTTAATAGGCTGCTCTGATCCTAAGAATTTAAGAAAAGCTAAACGAACTGCGTCCGGTGCATCTCGACCTAGCATGTGGGCTAGTTCACCCGCTACATACCCAGTAATTGGGTTATGTCCACCTAACATTGCTATAGCAGACATAGCACTTTGCGGTATCTTATTAAGAAGCTTAGCCAACCCACCAGGGGTACCACTATCTTTGATCTTAGGTATTAGCTCAAGTAAATGATCAGCTGACTGAATCTTAGTCATAGCTTCTTTAGGTATAGCAAAATCCATTAGCTCTTTCTTACCTTGGAAGCCTTTTTCGATTAACTTAGTAAGCTTATCTACACCAATAGCTTCACCATCTTTAGCTGCTGCTATTGCGGGCTTAATAATCTCTAACAATTCATTTTGTCTAACATGCTCTAATGTCTCAGGAAAGTTTTTAGCTAAAAACGGAATAATATCGGCGTTATTCTTAGGACTGAACTTATTAAGTAATCCTTCAGCTCCCACACTTTCAATCTTCTTTAACAAAGATCCTGCACCGTGAAACCTACCAGCTCCGACGTGGTCTAATAGCTCATTGGACATCTTTGCAAAGTCTTTATAACTAGCATTGGCAGCTTGGCGTTCAGCCATTAGGTCACGGCCTAATTTGCCTGCGCCTTCCATGCCTTCCTTCTCTAGTGAAGTAGCTTGCTTAAGGATTTGGTTTTCTTGAAAATCGCCTAAACGATTGCGGATATCTTTTAAAGCTTCAGAAGTGTTATAATCCGCAGCTCTTACAGCCTTCTCAACGTCTCGACTTAACTCAGTTTTAAGTTGGTCTATACCACCAATAGTATCTTTGGCTAACAATCGGTTACCCCAATCGTTATAAAGCTTATAAGCAGGTGAATCAGTACCTACTTTAGTCATACCTTGCTCTAGAATCTTACCGTATTCACTCAAACGTGCAGCATCGTCTATAGCAATCTTAGCGGCCTGAGCGTTTCTAAGCTCCATGGCAGCTTCTTGAGGTGCGTATAACTTGCTGTATTCCTTTTTAAAGGTATCTTCTAAAGCTTTACCCGCTTCGTTTTTAGAGTAAACTCTAGCGTTCTCTAATGGAATACCTAATGAATCCATTACTTTATCACTAACATCTGTTTTAAATTTATCAATAGCAGCCGTGGCTTCATGGTTCTGTGCATACCTGAGTGTATTAAACTGCTTAATAGCATTTTCATCGCCCGCTAATACGCCTTTCATTAAAGGAGGGGCATCTACACCTAGAGCTTGCATAGCAGCAACTGTCTCCTCAGGCACAATGACTCTAGGGCCGTTTAAATAGCTACTGATCTTACCTAATCCCTTTTCAACTGCTGGCCCTGCTGTAGCATTCCAAAGTGGACTCATAGCTCCAGTCATAAAGGCACCGCCGGCGCCTCCTAATGCAGCTGCTAGGCCTATGTTAGATAGGGCAGATTCAGAAGACATGGCTGGATCGTTAAGGATCATTTTGCTGACTTCATCGCTACCTTGCAATACAGCCATCTCAGCCGCTTGCTTAACGGCTTCAGAACCTACTCTAGCGGCATACGAAGCACCTTCAGCTAGTTTACCTAGGCCTGCAGCTTCACTGGCTAATTGGCCAGCCTTAGTCATTACAGCAGCTTCGCCAGTACCAGTTAGAAGTCCAGCTGTAAGTCCTAAAGCTTGCCCTCCACCTTTAATTAAAGGGTTAGTTTCATGCCTTGCTCTAATGTCTTCTTCTTTAACACCAAAAGCTTTTTCTATAGCCGGGGCAAAAGGTCCTATAGCTCCTTCTGCAATACCTTCAAGACCCGTCTTGATCATTTGTTCTGTAGTGCCGTACTTTTCTTCCTGGGCTTGCTGAATAAACTCGTCAGGGTTGAACTGTCCGGGATCCCCAGACTGTTGCACATTTTGCAACTGTTCAGGATTTACAA